GACAAGCCGGCGCTCAACGCCGCCCAACGGTTGCTGCAGCAGCGCCAGCAGCGTGAGGATACGGACGCAGTCGTCGGGGCGCTGACCGAGCGCATCGGCCGCGACGCTGCCGGAGCACTCGCCGGCCTGACGGCGGAGATCCGCCAGGTGCTGGAAACGTCGAAGACGCTGCACGAGGCCGCCGACCGGCTGGCCAGGATGGAGCTGGCGCCCGACGCGCTGGCAGACGCCATGGCCCGCGGCATGGCCCTCTCCAATCTCGCCGGCCAGGCTGCGCTCCTCGATGAGCTGGGGCGCCGATCATGAGCAATGTCACAGCCGCCGCAGGAGCGCGTTCACGGGTCTTGATGCCCCGATATACCACCGGCGGGCTTGAAGAGCGCTCACGGCCTTTGAAAACCCCTTTAAAAACGAGATGAAGGGGCGACCGTGGCCGACGCGAACATCTCGGCGCTCGACCAGCCCTTCGAGGAAGCGATCCGCTTCTTTCGAGAGAAGGCCAGCGTCACCACCAGGACATGGACAGACGTCTATGCGGCGGCCCATTCCCGCGCCTTCATGGTGGCGGGCGCCGCGACCGACGCCCTGGTTGCGGATTTCCGCGCCGAGATCCTGAAGGCGCTCGATGCCGGCACCACGATCGCAGAATTCCGGAAGGGCTTCGACGACATCGTGCTGCGCCACGGCTGGGATCACACCGGCGGCCGCAACTGGCGCTCGCGGATCATCTTCGACACCAACCTGCGCACAGCCTATGCCGCCGGCCGCTATGCGAAGCTGACCGCACCCGGCACGCTCGAGGCTTTTCCCTACTGGCAGTACAACCATTCCGGCTCGCTGCATCCGCGCAAGGAGCATCTCGCCTGGGACGGCCTGGTGCTGCGCGCCGACGAGACCTTCTGGTCGACGAACTATCCGCCGAACGGCTGGCATTGCGGCTGCTTCGTCACGGCGGCGTCCGATCGGGATCTGCGCCGCCAGGGCAAGGGCGGTCCCGACGAAGCTCCGGACCTGCTGTTCAGGGCGGAGGAAGTCGGAGGCCAGCGCGTCATGGTGCCGTTCGGCGTCGATCCCGGTTTCGAGTACAATCCCGGCCAGGCATGGCTGTCGCGGACGGCGCCGGGCTCGGAGACGGTCGGCGCCGCGCCCGGCATGATCCGCCGTTTCGTCGAGAGCGCCGTTGCCGGCAAGCGGCCGGGCGGCAGCTACATCCCGGTGGCGGTCGCGCCGCGGCGTCTCGCGGGGCCGTTGGCGGTGACGGAGGGAACGGAAGTGCGCCTGTCGGCCGACACGATCCGCAGCCACCAGAAACACCGCCATGCCACCGCCGATTTCTACGCCACCGCGCCGGAGCTGCTGGTCGAGCGCGGCGAGCTCATCGAGCGCGCGGATGGGCGTCACATGCTGGTCGGAAACGTCGACGGCGATCTCTATGCCGCGGCCGTCAAGATCGTGCGCCGGGCTGAAGGCGACGAGCTCTACCTGGTGTCGCTGCACAGGACGAACGCACGCCAGCTCGCACGCCATCGGCGCGCCGGCAGGATCCTGGCTGGAAAATGAAAGACGCGCCGGGGAGACCGGAAATGTCATCCCAAAGCTCACGAGGAGCTCGCTTCCTGCTCGGCGCGCCCATGCAATATAGGCGCGGCAGCTGCGGCAGGCAAGCATGAGCGGCGTATCCGTCGACGTCGAGATCCGCGACCATGGTGTCGGCGAGAGCTTCACCCGCCTGATCGGGCTGATGGGCAACACCACGCCGGTCATGTCGGCGATCGGCATCGGCCTGGTGTCGTCGACGCATCGGCGCTTCATCTCGCAGACCAGTCCGGAAGGCCAGCCCTGGGCGACTCTCAACGCCGACTACAAGGGAATGAAGCGCAACAGCAGGATCCTCACCGAGAGCGGCCGGCTGCGCGACAGCATCAACGACCAGGCCGGCAACGACTGGGTGCGCGTCGGCACCAACGTCATCTATGCACTGATCCACCAGATGGGCGGCACCATCAGGCCAAAGAACGCCACGCACCTGGTGTTCCGCCTTGCCTCTGGCCTGGTGCTCGCAAAATCTGTTACGCTGCCGGCGCGGCCATATCTCGGCATCTCCGACGACGATCAGGAGATGATCGCCGACACGGTCTTCCGCTTCCTGCGGCGCTTCATCTGACGGCCTGACACATGCCCGCCTTGGCGGGCATTAAAATCGATGCCGACGCGGGCCATTGTCGGCCGCGATGAACATGGTCCTCAACGCCATCACCCACAGCCTTTCGGCCGCAGCCAACGACGGCAAGGCGCCCGAATACATCCATCTGCTTCCGGCCGGCACCTTCAGCGGCGCCGACGGCCGCGGACCCTTCGTGCTCGGCGATGTTGCCGAGCTGATCGCCGTCTCGTTGCCGGCCGGCCGCAAGCTGCCGATCGACGTCAACCACGCCATCGATCATCTGGCCGGCACGGGCCGGCCGAGCCCGGCCGTCGCCTGGATCGTGGCGCTCGAGGGCCGCGCCGATGGCGTCTGGGGCAAGGTCGAATGGACCAACGAGGGCCGGAGCCTGGTCGCAGATCGGAAGTACGGCTTCATCTCGCCGGTCTTCAACACGCCGAAGACGAAACCGCACCGCGTGCTGCAGCTGCTGCGCGCAAGCCTGACCAACGATCCGAACCTCACTCTCACCGCACTGCACTCGAAAACAACGAACGGAGATCCTTCGATGGATGAAGAACTGCGGAAGGCACTCGGGTTGCCCGAGACCGCCGACCAGGCGGCGATCCTCGCCGCCGTCACCTCGGCGCACAGCGCGTCCACGGCCATGGCGACGATCGCCAAGGCCGCCGGGCTGGCAGAGAACGCCGGCGCCGACGACATCGTCACCGCGATCCAGGAGCGCGCCGGCGATGATGACGAGGACGCCGAGAAGGCGGAGCTGCGCGAGCAGGTCAAGGAGCTCAACACCCGGCTCACCACCGAGGTGACGACGAACGCGAAGAAGCGCGCCGAGGCATTCGTCGAGAAGGCGATCGAGGACGGCAAGCTTGTGCCGGCGCTGCGCGAGCGCTTCATCGCCCGCCACATGAAGGACCCGGCCGACGTCGAGGCCGAGATCAAGCTGATGCCGTCGCTTCATTCGGGCGGCCTCGGCAAGCGCCGCTCCATCGAGGGCGACGCCGACGGCCTTTCCGACACCGACGCCACCGTCTGCGAAATGATGGGGCTCGACCCCAAGGAGTTCGCAAAGACGGCCGCCGCAATCCAGAAGGAGGTCCACTAGATGGGCGCTTCCCGCGATCTTGAAACCCTGGCGCGCTCCGGCGACCGCTTCGGCTATCCGGCCAAGGCCGGCGTCCGCCTCTTCCGCGGTACGTTTGCCGCCCTCACGCTTGCCGGTCTCTGCGTTCCTGCGGGCACGGCCGGCGCCGTCGCCATCGCCGGTGTGGTGGAAAGCCATGTCGACAACCGCGAAGGGGCCGACGGCGACCTGCATGTCGAAGCGCAGCGCGGCTGCTTCGGCGTCGTCTTCGCCGCCACCTTCGCCGACATCGGCCGCCAGGTCTTCGCCGTCGACGATCAGAGCTTGAGCTTTGACGGCTCCGGCGGCCGATTGCTGGTCGGCACCGTCGCCGGCATCGGCGATGGCCGCACCTGGATCGACATCCCGCTGGCGACGAAAGACCTCGCCGTCGCGACGGTGCGCGTCGCCACACTGGTCGGCGCGGACGTCACCAGGACGATCGCCGCGGTCAAGGGCCGCATCGTCAGGCTGCGCAGCGTCATCGACGGCGTGCTCACCACCGGCGACGCCACCATCACCGCCGCCATCAACGGCGTCGAGGTGACCGACGGCGTCATCACCATCACCCAGGCGGGCTCGGCCGCCGGCGACGTCGACGAGGCGGTCCCGACCGCCCTCAACGAGGTCGAGCCCGGCGACGTGATCAGCCTGACCGTCGGCGGCACCAACGCAACCGCGACGCCGGCCACCGTCGTCGTCGAAATCGCGCAGTAGGAGAACACTGCACCATGGACATCAACGCCTCTACGCTGCGCTCGATCTACACCGGCCTGTCGACGGCCTTCAACGCGCGGCTTGCCGCCACCAGGATGATGTACTCGACCGTCGCCATGACCGTGTCGTCGGCCACGGCGGTTAACGAGTATCCGCGCATGGACGATCTGCCGGGGATCCGCGAATGGATCGGCGACCGCCTCATCCACAACCTCTCGGCCCAGACCTACATCATCCGCAACAAGGAGTTCGAGGGCACGATCGGCATCAAGCGCGCCTCGATCGAGGACGACCAGTTCGGCTTCTACACCACGATCGCCTCGCAGATGGGACAGGATGCGGCCGCGTTTCCCGACCAGCTGGTCTGGCCGCTCTGGAAGAAAGGCGACGCCACCCTCTGCTACGACGGCCAGAACTTCTTCGACGCCGATCATCCCGGCTTCGACGAGAACGGCGGCGAGATCTCGGTGTCGAACATCACCGCCGGTGCCGGCCCGGCCTGGTACCTCATCGACGACACACAGGTCATCAAGCCGATGATCTTCCAGCAGCGCAAGCCTTTCAAGCTGGTGCAGATGGACCGCGAGACGGACCCGAACGTCTTCATGAAGGGCCAGTATCTGTATGGTGTCGACGGCCGCTGCAACGCCGGCTTCGGGCTGTGGCATCTGGCGCATCAGTCGAAAGCCACGCTCAACGCCGAAAACTTCAAGGCGGCGCGCGATGCCATGGGCTCGATCCGCAAAAGGAACGGCGAGGTGATCAACATCCGGCCGACGAAGCTCGTGGTGCCGCAGGCACTCGAGGCCGCCGCCCTGCAGGTCGTCGAGGCGCAGCTGATCAACGGCGGCGAGAGCAACATCTGGTTCAAGAAGGCCGAAGTGGTGGTGGTGCCGCAGCTCGGCTGACGAGTTCGCCGCGGCGTCGTGGGTCGCCGCGACGAACGACCCGGCGGCTGGGCGGGACACCCATCGCCGCCGGGTCTCTCGAAAAGGGCCGGAGCCTCGACCCTTTCCGTGAGACCCGAAACGAGGATCTGACATGGCGAAGAAAGTTTCCGAGGGCGCAACGGCCGCGGCTGCCAAGCCCACCGCCGCGCCGGCGACCAATACTCCCGAGAGCGAAGACCAGGGCGGGGCCGGCGATCCGGCCGGTCCCGCCGGCGATCTCTCGGTGGATCAGCAGATTAAGGCCGGTCGCGCGGCCTCCGCCGAGCAGCTGGATCGGATCGGCGACTTCCTGAAGGCCGAGCAGGACAAGTTCCGCGCCGCCTATCCGAAGCTGTCGGCGGCGATCGACGCCTGGCAGGCGAAGGGTGGGCCGCGGCCGACCGCCGTGCGCGTCGTTTCCAGGGTCGACGGCTTCCGGCGCGCCAACATCGCGCATTCGAAGGAGGCGGTCGAACATCCGGTCGAAAGCTTCCGCCTGCCCGAGCAGCTGGAGGCGCTGTTCGCAGAGCCGAATCTGGTCGTCGAGTTCGTTGGAGACGTTTCTGCGGAGTAGAGCAGCGGTAGCTCGCCAGCCTCATAAGCTGGAGGTCGCACGTTCAAATCGTGCCTCCGCAACCAGAATACCAGGGGAAGCCGCCGCGCCCCGACATTGATGCCGAGCGCCATGGCGCTCGCCGGCGGACGGCCCGGTTGGGAGACCGGGCACACAGTTTGGAGAACATGGTGGCCTACGCATCCGTCCAGGACATGATCGACCGCTTCGGCGAGACGGAGATGATCCGCCTGTCGCAGCCGGAAGACCGTACGGCCGAGACGGTGCTCACCGCCAAGGTCGAGGTGGCGATCGCCGACAACAGCGTCCTGATCGACGACTATCTGCGCGGACTTTACATCGTGCCGGTGGCGGCGCCGCCCGACAGCATGGTGCGCGCCGTCTGCGTGCTCGCCCGCTACGACCTGGCGAAGGGAGAACGCACCGGTCCGACCGAGCAGATGCGGCTCGATCGCAAGGAGGTCATCGGCTGGCTGGAGAGCATCCAGGCCGGCAGGGCCAAGATCAACGCTCCGCCTGCCGGCACTCCGGGCAGTGGTCACGGCGCCCGCGTCAGCGACCGCTGCGACGTCTTCAACGACCGCAACCTGCGAGGCTGGTGATGGATCTCGCGACCTCGCCCATCCGCGTCATGCAGCCGGCGATCGTCTCGCGTCTTAGGCTGGCGTTTCCGGAGAAGGACTTCCAGATCCAGCGCGTGCCGCCGGTGCTGACCATCCGCGAGTTCGAGCGCGTGGTGCGCCTGACGCCGTTCATCGGACTCGCCTGGATGGGAATGCGCCCGGATCGCGACGCCGGCCGCCAGCTCGCCGCAGCAATGCGCTGGCGCCTGACGCTGATCGTCAAGGCGTCGTCCAGCCTGGACGCGCGCTTCGGCGGCGACCGGCGCGACATCGGCCTGGACGCCATGCTCGACGTCGCCGGCGCGCTTCTTCAGGGCGCGGTGTTCGACGGCATCGGCGCCAGCGCTGTCACCGGCGCCGAGGCAGTCTACGCCGACGGCTGGGCCGACGAGGCCACCGTGGTCGCCAATGTCGATTTCGAGATCCGCTACCAGTTCTCGCCGGCGCCGCTGCAGCTGGTGACGCTCGACGATTTCGAGACGCTGGGCGTCACCTGGCTGAACGACGAAAACCCGGACGAAGGCGGCGTAGAGCCGTCGCAGGCCGTCCCGCAGTAGGAGAGCGACGATGCCCGAAAAGACCCTGAAGCTCGCCGAAGGCCGATCCGTCCCGATGGAGGACGGCAAGGCCTGGCCGGCCGAAGGCGCGACCGTCGAGGTCACCCTCTATATCCGCCGCCGTCTCACCGACGGCGACCTGGTCGAATGCAAGCCCGCTGCCGACCAGGCGGTGGCCGAGGTGCCGGCCGAGCCGACGCAGTCCGAGCCGGACAGTGAGCCCGAAACCGTTCAGACGCACACCGGCCGCAAGGGCCGCAACGGAGGCAAGTGAACATGGACCCGATCGTCTTCGACGAGATCCCGTACGACTGGCTGGAGCCCGGCACCTATCTCGAGGCCAAGCCGAACTACCGCACCATGGGCATCCTGCCCTGGCCGGTGCGCAACCTGATCATCGGCCAGAAGCTGGCGACCGGCACCCTGGCGCCGGGTCAGTTCGTCGAGATCGTCCGGCCGGAACAGGCCGTCGCCCTGTTCGGCGAAGGCTCGATCGGTGCCGAGCAGGTCGCCGCTTTCCGCGCGGCCAACAAGACGCAGCCGCTCTACGTGACGGCGCTTGCCGACGATGTGGACGCAGTCAAGGCCACCGGCACCATCACCTTCACCGGCGCGATCTCGGCCGCCCTGGTGCTGCGCTTCCTCGTTGCCGGCAAGCAGGTCCGCTTCAACGCGGCCGCCGCGGCTTCCGTCACCGATCTTGCGACCGCGCTGAAGGACGCCATCAACGCCGACACGACGCTGCCGGTGGTCGCCACTTCGGCTCTGGGCGTCGTCACGGTGACGGCGCGCCAAGGCGGCGAGGTCGGCAACGACATCGACATCCGTGTCGACACCGCAGCCCAGCCGCTGCCCTCCGGCCTTGCGGCCGCGGTGGTCGCCATGTCGGGCGGGACCGGCAATCCGGACCTGACCGATGCGCTCGATGCCATCGGCAACGTTTGGTACACGGCCGTCCAGCATCCCTGGACCGACGCCACCAACATGGCCGCCTTCGCAACCTGGTTGCGGGACCGCTACATGGCCATGGCTAAGCTCGATTGCCACGGCTATGTCGCGAAGGCCGGCACGTTTGCGGATCTCGGAACGTTCGGAGAGCTGACGAACTCGCCCTTCCTCTCGCCGGTGGGTTTCAAGAAATCGCCGACGAGCTCATGGGTCGTCTCGGCCGCGCTGATGGGCGTGGCCAGCTTCCAGCTTGCCAACGATCCGTCCCGCCAGCTGCGCTCCCTGGTGCTGCCCGGCGTCATGGCTCCGGACCCTGTCGACCAGTTCATCGACACGGAAAAGGAGCTTCTGCTGCGCAAGGGCATCGGCTCGCTGGACTGCCTGACCGACGGCACGGTGACCATCTCGCGCATCGTCACCACCTACAAAACGTCGAACCTCGGCGTCGCCGACCGCGCGTGGATGGACATCATGGTGCCGGCCACCATGAGCCGCATCCGCTACGACTGGGCCGGCTACGTCTCGTTGCTCTATCCGCGCTCGAAGCTGGTCGACGACGAGAACGGCGCCGCCCTTTCGGGCCGCTCCGACGAGGACGAGGATCCCGGCAACGCGGTGGTCACGCCGCGGCGCATGAAAGGCTCCTGGGCGGCACGCTGCCGGCTCTACGGCGATCGCGCGTGGATCGAGAACGTCGAGCGCACGGTCAAGGAAAGCGTCTTTCAGCGCAACGCCGACGACAAGAACCGGCTCGACAGCCGCCAGCAGGTGCTGATCGTCGGCAACCTGATGGTGCTCGCCGGCTCCCTCGAATTCCAGGTCTAGGCGCCGGCAGGGCGCAGAAAGGGTAAGACAACATGCAGACGCTCGGCATCGTCGACATCGTCTGGCGCGGTCGGAACATCCCGGTCGAGAAAGGCGCCAAGATCAAGGTCGGCGGCATCAAGAACAACCCCGTCCACTACGGCCGCAAGACGGCGCGCGCCCAGGAGTACGAGGGCACGGAGGTGACGGCGACCACCAACCTCGAGCGCGGCCAGCGCTACGGCAACCTGTGGGATCCCGGCGAGGGCGAGCTGCAGGTGGTCTGCGATACCGGCCAGACCTTCGTCGTCGGCGACGCCTTCCTCACCGACCATCCGGAGCTGACGGGCGGCGAAGGCGGCAAGCTGGAGCTCAAGTGGGCAGGCTCGGCACCCGAAGAGGTGCTGGCATGAGCGTAAGGAAGGAAGTGTCCGTCGACCTGGACGAGGATGCCGCCGGCGCTGCGGCGTCTGCGGCCGTTGTCGACGAGGACGCGGCCGTCGCCGTGCGGCCGGCGCTGCCCGCCGACGTCGTGGACGAGGACGTCGATCCCCTCGACAAGCTGCCGCCCCGCGCCATCCCGAACGCCGACGGTTCGGTCACCCTGCCGCTGCTCTATCCGAAGGAGTTGCAGATCCGCAAGCTCGGCAAGATCAGGACCGACAGGTTCGATAGCCTCACCTTCCACCGGTTGACGGGCGCCGACCAGCGCGCCATCGCGGCGACAAGCGAGGAGACGATGAGCGTCGTCGCCTTCGCCCGGTCGACACGGCTCTCGCAGGCGGTGATGAACGCGCTGTTCGACAAGATGGACGGGGCCGACATCGCCGCCGGCGGCCAGGTGCTGAACAGTTTTTTCGCGACTGGCCGGACGACTGGCAGGTAATTCTGGGCGGCATCGCCGACGGCACCGGCTTCTCGGCGGCCGAGATCTCGGCCTTCAGCGCCGATGAGGCGAAGTTCTGGTGGAACGCCGTGATGGCGTTCCGCGAAGCCTGCAACAAGGAGACCTGACGTGGCCGGCCGTGCAATGGCTCTCGACGTGCTTGTGCGCCTGAAGGACCACATGTCCAGGCCGCTTAGGGCACTGCGCAACAATCTCTCCCGGCTCGCCGGCTTCGCGCGCCGGATCGGCGTCCTGGGCGCCGCGATCGGCGCCATCTCCTTCATGGGACCGATCCAGGAGGCGGCGGCCTTCCAGCAGAAGCTGCTCGACATCGCCGGCACCTCGGAGCTCACGGGCCAGAAGGCCTTCGCCTTCGTCGACCAGTCGCGGATCCGCTACGAGGGCCTGGCCATCCAGATCGGTCAGTCCTCCGACACGATCGCCGAGGGCATCGGCGCAATGGTTGCCGCCGGCGGCGACGCGGCGGGCGCTGCAGACAAGGTCATCGGCGATATCGGCAAGGCCACCACGGCCGCCAACGCCAACTTCGCCGACATGTCCAACGTCGGCATCTCGATGCTGAACAACCTTCAGCTCCCCGCCGACCAGATGCGCGACAGCCTCGGCGCCCTGGTCGTCGCCGGCAAGCTCGGCTCCTTCGAACTGAAGGACATGGCGGCGAGCTTCCCGAACCTCACCAGCGGCGTCGCCAAGTTCGGCGTGAAGGGCCGCGAGGCCGTCAACTTCCTCGGCGCCGCGCTGCAGATCGCGCGCAAGGGCACCGCCGATCCGGCCTCGGCCGCCAACAACCTCGCCAATTTCCTGGGCAAGGCGCTGGCGCCGCTGACGAAGAAGAACTTCGAGAAGCAGGGCGTCGACATCCAGGCGGTGATGCTGGACGCGGCGACCAAGGGCATCAATCCGATCGAGGCGGTCATCCAGAAGATCGGCAAGCTCACCGGCGTCAACGAGGCGGCGATCGCCGGCTACATGAAGCGGGCGAAGAAGAACGGCCTCGAGGGCGCGGATGCGCTGGGCTATGTGCGCGAGCAGCTGGAGGGCATCGGCGCCGCCGGCAAGGTCGGCGAGCTGTTCCAGGACAAGCAGGTGCTGGACTTCCTGATCCCGTTCCTCGCCAACATCGACGAGTACAAGGACATCAAGGGCAAGGTCGCCACGGCCACCGGCGCCATCACCGACGCCGATTTCGAGACCCAGATGCAGGGCATCAACCGCCAGTTGGCGATCTTCCGCGAGATCGGCACGCAGGCCGGCCGCGACTTCGGCTTCGCGTTCGCCGAGTGGCTGCCCTCGATCAACAAGTGGCTGATCGCCGGGCTGAAGTGGTTGCGTGAGTACGATCAGGAGAGCGGCGGCATGGTCAAGACGCTGCTGGTGGTCGCCGGCGCCGGGCTGCTGGCGGCCACCGCGATCGGTGCCATCGGCTTCGCGCTGCCGATCGTCAGCGCTGGCTTTGCCGTGCTGTTCGGTCCCTTGCGCCTGGTGACACGGCTGTTCGTCGGGCTGTTGCGGGTGCTGCCTCGGGCATCGCGGGCGCTGATCGCCTTCTTCCGCGGTTGGTCGGGCATCGCCACCGGGCTTGGGTTCCGCAGCACTGCCGGAATGTTCGGCTCGATCTTCGCCTCGCTGCCGCGGCAGGCGGCCACCGCGATCGGTGCCATCGGCTTCGCGCTGCCGATCGTCAGCGCTGGCTTTGCCGTGCTGTTCGGTCCCTTGCGCCTGGTGACACGGCTGTTCGTCGGGCTGTTGCGGGTGCTGCCTCGGGCATCGCGGGCGCTGATCGCCTTCTTCCGCGGTTGGTCGGGCATCGCCACCGGGCTTGGGTTCCGCAGCACTGCCGGAATGTTCGGCTCGATCTTCGCCTCGCTGCCGCGGCAGGCGGCCACCGCG